GGCGTTAACTCTTAATTTTAACCTGCAATTTCAAAGTTAGCTGATAATGTAACTCTGCTAGCATTAGTACTATTATAGCGTTGGAAGAAATGGTAAGCCATTTGAGCTGTAAAATTAACAACAGTACCTGTACCAGATGCCATGTTGTATCCCATCTCACCTACATTGCGCACCGAAACACCAAAAAGTTTGTACTGAGCGACTTCATTTAATGCGTTATCTAATTGAACTAGCGTTATTACAGCGCTTCTAGAAGGGGTAAAATAATTACCAGTACTTGTATTTTCGTCAAAAATTTCTCTAGACATATCTTCAAATTTTTGTCTAAGTACTGATCCCAAATCGCTATAAAAGGTCATAGAATAACTATCACTACCTGGGTAGGTTGCACTACCCGGTAGGTTAAACTGTAACCCCATATAAGGTACTGGTACGTTTGTTATTGCCCTTGCGGGTAAGTTAGCGGTAGTAGCATATACAAGATCTTCACTATCAAAGCTTACTGTGCTTCCATCACCAGGATCTATAGAAAGTACCCTGAATTGAAAATCTCTTGCAAAATCCCGTTTTACCGCGATATCATAAAAGTTCTGAATTGTCTGGTTAACTGCTGCCATGTTATTATTTATGCTTTCAGATTATATTCGAATAAAAAAAGCCGAGTCTTGCGACCCGGCTTAAGTATGATCTAGTTTCTATTAACCTACAATCTCACTGAAATCTTGCCCTGTTCTTGTAGCATAGAAGTTAACAAGAATAAACTCAGCGGCTCTAACTGGTTTCAAGTATATATCTACTACCAATTCATTCGCATCAATGACGTCGGGCGTATTATTACGCTCGTCGCAAACAATGAGATAATCATAAAGGCCTTCATTGTTCTTTGCATCTTCGAATATTGGGGTTAGAACGTTAATAACGTTTGTTCTTGTAAACAACGTATTTGGCTCAAAGACAAAATACTTAACTGTCTCCCTCGTGCGTTTTTCAAGGTAAAGGAATAAACGTCTTACATTCACTCTATCGAATGCACTTGGTTGTGTCTGTAATGTCTTCTGACCAAATATTACGAAACCTTCACTAGGAAAGAATGCGACTGGGTTAATATTAACCTGATCATATAATTGGTCACGTTGTTTCTGGTTCGGGTATAATGCAATGTCATTTGGATTAACAGAACCTCTAGTAAAGCCAGCTGGTGCATACCAAGGTGCAAAATTAGCATCTGTCCTAGCATAAGCAGCTGCTGCAATACCAGAGAATGGGGTCCAAACCTGTCCACCTAAACCATTATCATATACTTGTGCATATGATGCATAAGCTGCAGCATAGTTAGTATTAATAATACTATAGGTTTGTTTTAATGGTGATAAAATGCTAAGAGGGAAATTAGATCCTGGAATGTTAATACCCTTCTGATTATCACCTGTTACTAAAATTTGCCTAATTGGATCAGAAATGAATATAAAATCCCTTCTAATGTTTTGAGCAAAATTAATAAACTTGTTTGTAACTGTAGACCAACTTGATCTAATATTGAGTGCATTTGGACCCAAGTCAATACCTGTTGCAGAAAGCTCATTAATACCCATTAATGAATCTCTGTCATCAAAATAATCACCAGCAGTAACTCCAGCAACTGGATTGAAAGGTGATCTGTTAGCAGCAACTTCTGTATTTTTAACTGTAGTCCAAATTGTACTTAAACCACCGTCAGTCATAATATCGATATCAAAAAGATCAACATTAGCTAATCTGTCGAAAACTCTGTCAATCTTCTCAGGTAAGTTACCAATCTTATTATTACTTGCTTTAGTTGTGCTGTATTTAGCTGCCGGTAACGCTGCTGCATTACCTTGACCAAATGTAGTTTCTGAATACTTATCACCTTCCTTATTCCAAGATATTTGTAAAGAGTTAATATCTTCTACATTACCTTTTGGTAAACCAACAATCTGTTTATAAGTAACAGCTGCATCTTGAGAAGGATATTCAAGATTAATTAACTGGTCGGTTAAAATACGAACTCTTCTCTTTGGCGTACCATCTTGATTAAGATCACTACCAGCAAATCTACCAGAAATATTCGGGTTAATTTTTACAGCCATGTTAACACTGTTATTAGTCATGATCTGTGGTAGGTAGAAACTTACAGGAGCACCACCTTGGGAATTATTAATTTGTCTATAAAAATCAATACTACCAAAATAACCTTCCTCTAACACAAAGTCGAGTTTAGTTACTTCTGGAGAAAATACAGATTGACGAAGTTTATATAAACCAAATACAAGAGTATCGTCAAAGGTGTTTGTGTTAATTTCAAACGTAACAATACTTTCCTGTGTTTGTGAAATATTAACTGGAATTGCATCTGCGTCATAAGCAGCAGAAAGATCAAAATTTAATCTTGTTTGAGGAATTTCAGTTAAGTCAGAATATTGTACAACATCTTGTGATTCTGTTTTTGAAACGGTAAACCTTGTAATATCGTCAAAGTTGGTTGTTGCATACAAGTTAGTGTTATCAACAAGAGATGTGTAATAACCTTCTAGCTTTTGGTTAATTGTTGTTTTGGCTGTATTGAGAACTATAAGACCTGCATAACCTAATTCGGTTAATTGAGATGCGACGTCGGTCGCATCATTATCCAAATCAAAAGAAGGTGCTTGACCGGGTGTAGCACTTGGTTGATTTTGCCAGCTGATACCTGAATCATCTAATATAGCAACGTACTGTGCTTGGGTTAGAGTTACAAAAGTAGGCTTGCCTACAAAATAGATTACCGTGTCGTTAGCAGATGCAGGAGAAAACTGTGTGGTTGGTCCCTCATCTGATGTCGTGTCGTCG